CTTTACGAGTTCCTTAATCTTCCTGAGATGTCTGCTAGGGTTCCTGACCATTGGCCTGCATTCCTGTCAACTACACAGGACGTTGATGAGACTGGTGCGTACATCATTCTTGGAATCGTTACTGAGGTTGCCAAGAAGCCAACATGGGCGCGTGCTACCTTCATGGACAAGCACGGTGCTGCGTCGGTATTCTGCTCGCCAGATACAACAATCGAAAAGGGTCACGCCTACGTTCTCCTGATTGGCAACAACAGGATCGTGGACTTTGTCCCATTCGACTTGACCACTCAGTTCTCCGAGTCTCCCATTGTGGAGTTCCTGAACCATGAGGGTAAGCTTTGTGAAGATGACGAGCTATTCGTTATCGACTTCTCGTCCAGATGGACAAAGAAGCGTGAGCGTATGGCAACAGTCATTGTTGCGAACAGCGCTAGGGAATTGGATTCCATGATCGTATTCCCCAGCAATTACAGCCAAGCCTTTATCCGTCTACAGCCGGGTAGAGCCAAGAAGATCGAATGGTCTGAGGGACGCGGTGGCGAAATGATCTATAGGAGTGTTGAACGATGATTGACAAAGTAGATGTGATGATTGCGTATTTGGATGAACGAGCTTGGACTCCACTGTACGCACATGAAGATGATGCAGGCATGGACCTACATGCTCTGGAACGTGGTGGTCTCGGTGCTGGCAGCGTTGCCGTTGTCGGCACTGGGATTTCCATTGCAATTCCTGAGGGCTATGTAGGACTTGTACACCCAAGGTCAGGACTCGCTGCAAAGTACGGAATCACCGTGCTCAACGCGCCGGGTACCATTGACAGCGGGTATCGTGGAGAACTCAAGGTAATCCTGTACAATGCCAATGGCAAGTACTATTCATGGGAAGCTGGTGACAGGATTGCTCAACTGGTAATCCAGCGTTACACAAAGGCCAACCTGATTACAGTGTCAGAAATCCCTGAAACCCTTCGTGGTGAAATGGGACTGGGATCGACAGGTCTATGATGGAGCTAGAACAGATTATCGCAGGACTCAGTCCAGCACTACGCAAGCAGATCATCATGGGTTCAGACTTCCCAGAGCCTGAATACGCAAAGACCCCAAGCCCTAGCCTGAACAAGGCGCTAGGTGGAGGATTGGTTTACGGTCGTCAGGTTTTGATCTGGGGAAACAAGTCAGCAAGCAAGTCCAGCACAATGCTTCAATTGATTGCACTGGCACAGGCAGTAGGAAAGGTGTGTGCATGGATCGATGCGGAGTCGAGTTTCGACCCAAAGTGGGCTACAACCCTAGGTGTGGATACGACCAAATTGATCGTTTCGAAGGCGCAAACAGTCAACAATATGGTGGACGTTGGCACTCACCTAATGCAGGCTGGTGTAGACATCATCGTAGTGGACTCAATCTCCTCGCTACTACCCGCAGTGTACTTCGACAAGGATAGCAACGATCTGAAAGACCTTGTCGATACCAAGCAGATTGGTGCTGAGGCAAGGGATATGACGAACGCTGTCAAGATGCTGAACTATGCGAATCAGGGACACACGCTCCTGATCCTAATTAGCCAGACTCGAAACAGTTTCGGTTCCATGCACGCAAGCCTCATCCCAACAGGTGGAAAGGCTGTCCAGTTCTACAGTTCCACAATCATCAAGTTGTTTAGCTCCGAGTCTGAAAACCAAGCTATTAAGGGTGACACCTTCATCGGAGACAAGATCGTGCAGCGTACCATTGGTCGAAAGGTCAACTGGGACATCACTTTCAATAAGACGGGCGCAGGGTTCAGGTCTGGGGAATACCACTTCTACTTCGACGGTAGCCACATTGGTGTAGATACAGTGAATGACGCAGTGGACCTTGCGATTGAAGAAGGAATCATCACCGGCAAGGGCTGGTACTACTATGGAGATGAATTGAAGATTCAGGGAAAGGATAATGTGGTCAAGTGGTTCAGGGAAAGTCCTGACAGGCTCAAGGAACTAGAGGCGCGTCTTGTCTAAGCCAGAGTACGCAGAGTATTCAGGTAAGTACATTTGCCAAGAATGCGGACTTGAGGTTCGTAAGGCTAGGTTCTGGTACAACGACATCAAGGAAATGACTTGGCGCTGTTCGTGCGGACATACGTCCAGTGTGTCTTTGCGTAAGCCAACCAAGGCAGAGGTTAAGGCCAGATATGCAGGGGGCTGACTATAACAAGCTGGAAAAGGCTGAGGCAAAGCGCATTGGCGCACGGCAGCACAAGAACAGCGGTAGAAACTTGGAAAAGGCAGATATGTCCACAGAAGAGTTCGTCATCGATGCCAAGTTCGCCAAGAAGTCATTCACGCTCAACCAAGATATCTGGGCCAAGCTTTGCACAGATACCATGAGGGTAGACAAGGGTAAGTCTCCCCTGTTGTACCTCATCATCGGTGAAGGGGACAGAAAGGTCCGACTAGCGGTGATAGAGTACGATATGCTAGAATATCTACTAGAAGGAAACAAATAATGTCCACCACTCTTGAACTGGTGCAACAGGTAGACGAATTCCAGAAGATCAGTGATCTGATGGTAGACGATGACCTGAACGAAGTTCTCGCAGTGATCGTCAAGATGATGGTGAATCCCGATATCCCACCGAACAAGGTGGCGACAACGATTGTTCGCTTGGAAGCATTCGCAGCTAAGTTCTCGATGCTTGCCAGCTACTACACCAACGTCGATAAGACGAAGCGAGACAAAAAGAATCTGTATTACAGCCTGACCGAAGCTACTCGTAGACTCGTTGACGCTCTGAAATACATGGCGAAAGATAAGGTATATGGCTAAGAACTTACTCAAGAATCTAATTGGGGAAGCAAGAACTGCAAAGGGTCTGGTTGATACCAAGGCTCTGATCGCAGCAATCGAACAGGGATATCTCCCAGAGAATCCCATCGAGTACAAGAAGAAGAAGACGTTCGCTCCATCATCGCTAGTATACGGTTCAGGTGAATGCCCCCGTTATTGGTACCTAGCATTTGATGGTGGAGAGTTCGAATCGGATAATTCTCCGCAGGAAATTGCTAACATGCAAAATGGCTCTTACAGCCATGAGAGAATCCAGAAGGCAGTAGCGAAGACGGCAATTGTCGCTTCCATTGAGAAGAAGATCATCAACAGTGATCCTCCTATCTTCGGTTACCAAGACCTTGAACTGTTCTGGAATGATGGCAACCTCCCTGTCGAGATTAAGACGACAAGAGATATCGCCTTTCAGCGAAGGAAGGACGCAGGTAATGCGCTCCCTTATCACCGTTCGCAGCTATTGATCTACATGTACATTCAAGGCTTTGACCTTGGTGTAATCCTTTATGAGAACAAGGATACTCATGAACTCCTCGCTATTCCTCTGGAAATGACCCCAGAGAACAAGGCGTGGGTCGAGAGTGCATTTGGATGGATGCGTACTGTGCATAAGGCTTGGGTTGACCGCAAGTTGCCCAAGAAGAATTACCGTGCCAATTCCAAGATTTGCAAGTCATGTCCTCTATCAAAGGTATGTGCAACATTGCCCCTCGAAGGCGATATCGCACTGCCAGCTTTGGAGAAGCTTGGATGAAGCAATGTGATTGGTGCCACACCCCATTCTCCCCGACAGTGAGCTTTCAAATTTATTGTTCGGAAGAATGCCGTACAGCGGCAACCAAACACAACCAAGCTATAAAGAGCAAAGAGCGCAAGCTTAATCGACGTAAGACAAAGAAACGCATTTGTGCAAATAGCGATTGTACAAATGTGCTTTCTGTCTACAACGAATCTAAGTATTGCGCTTCTTGCTATTTCTCAGAGCATGTCGTCCTCCGTGAAGTAGAGAACCTAAAGAGGAGACACAATGCCTAGAATCACAAAGATTCTCAACGTAGCACCGCCATCGAGTTTTGTTAGTATTGACGCTAGCACTAACTCGATGGCATTTGCTATTTATACGGACGGTAAGATCATTCGCTACGGCAAGATCAAGTTCAATGGCAATAACATCAACGAGAAGATGAAAGACATCTCGAACAAAACAAAGGCATTCTTTGACAAGCTGCCTAATGGTACAATTATTGTGATCGAAGATACGATTTATACGAACTCACACAATACTGCTGCACAATTGGCAAAGGCTCAGGGAGCATTGCTGGGTGGAGCATTCTTGGGTGGGGCCAAGGAATCGCATTGCGTTAGCCCTATTGCGTGGCAGTCATTCATTGGTACACGCCTTTTGACAGCGGCAGAGAAAGCAGCCATCAAGAAGGCAACTCCCAATAAGTCTGCCGCTTGGTACAAGGCCAAGGAACGTGACATTCGTAAGCACAGGACAATCGACACCATGAACAAGACCTACGGGACTAACGTGGATGACGATGACGTTGCTGATGCAATGGGAATCGCAACATTCGCCGCAAGCAATTGGGGCAAGGTAATCAAGGAGAAGTGATGGTAGCAAAGCTATATGACAGCCCAGCGTTCCTCCGTCGTCGCTATGTAATGGAGCGTCGTACGTTGAAGGATATTGCTGAGGAATGCGACACAAGCATTCAGACGATTAGTCGCAAGCTCAAGGAAGCAGGGCTACGATGACAGACCTCGCAGAACACTTGGATGAAGTCAACACAGTTGCCGCAGAATACCTCAAGGGAAAGAGTGAGACACAGATTTCCACTGAACTAGATATTCCAAGGCACAGGGTTGTCACCCTCGTCAAGGAATGGAAGGTCATGGCTTCCAACTCTGATGCTGTACGGGTCAGGGCAAGAGAAGCACTGGCTGGTGCCGATCAGCACTACTCCCAGTTGATCAAGGAAGCATACGACATCATGGAGGATGCTAAGAATGCAGACGCCCTTGGTGCCCGTACTGGTGCATTGAAGCTGATCCTTGACATTGAGAAGTCTCGTATTGAGATGTTGCAGAAGGCAGGACTACTTGAGAACCGTGAGCTAGCTGAGAAGATGCTGGAAACGGAAGCCAAGCAGGCAGCCATCATGAGGATCATCACAGAGGTCGTTAGCGAGTGTGCTCACTGTAAGCCAAAGGTATTGCAGCGCATGGCGGGTATCGGTAAGGAAGCTGTGATCATCGATGAGTGACATGGACTTCTCAGAGTTCTTTGTCGCTCTTGACGACAACCCTTTTGAGGAAGACCCCGTAGAACTAGATACGTTCTTGGGACCGAACTTCCTGAACCAACCACCCCTGTCAGAAATTCAACGAGATATGGTTGAGGCCATGTCCCAGATTTATCGTGTCCAAGACCTAGAGCGCCTTATGGGACGTGAAAGAGGCAGGGCACACTACAAGAAGTACACCAAGAACGAAATCGTCCTCGCATTGGGCAAGGGTAGCGGTAAGGACTATACGTCCACAATTGGCTGTGCTTACATGGTATACAAGCTGTTGTGTCTGAAAGACCCAGCAAAGTACTTCGGCAAGCCTCCCGGTGACGCCATTGACCTTATCAACATCGCTATCAATGCAGAGCAGGCGAAGAACGTTTTCTTCAAGCGCTTCAAGGACTTGATCAAGCGTTGTCCATGGTTCGCTGGCAAGTACAACCCCACCATCATCGCTGTTGAATTCATCAAGAATGTCACGGTATACTCTGGACACTCCGAGCGTGAGAGCCATGAGGGACTGAACCTCATCCTCGCAATCCTTGACGAGATTTCTGGTTTCGCCCAGACATCCAATACAGGCAATGAGCAGGCCAAGACTGGTGATGCTATCTACAAGATGTTCCGCGCTTCTGTAGACTCCCGTTTCGATGAGATTGGAAAGGTCATTCTACTTTCCTTCCCTCGTTACAAGGGTGACTTCATTTCCGAGCGTTACGACAAGGTAGTGCGTGAGAAGAAGACTTACGAATTCACACACACATTTAAGGTCAATGAGGAACTGCCAGACGACACTGAGGGAAACACCTTCACAATTGCGTGGGAAGAGGATGAGGTAGTCAGCTACGCCATTGACGGAGTGTTCGCATTGAAGGCACCTTCGTGGAAGGTTAACCCCACCAAGACGATCAATTCGTACAAGCGTAACTTCCTAGAAGACCCCGGTGACGCGCTACAGCGTTTCGCTTGTATGGGACAGTCCTACACGGATGCGTTCATCAAGAACATCCCAGCCCTGCGAGATTCTATGGTCATTCGTAATCCAATTGACGGCGTCAATCGTGTTGACCAGTCATGGGTACCTAATCCAGATATCAAGTACTTCCTCCATGCCGACCTTGCCCAGAAGCAGGACCGTGCAGCGGTGGCGGTAGCCCATGTGAACAAGTGGGTCAAGACTGGACAGTTCAATGACTACGAACAGGTTGTCCCTGAGGTTGTCGTAGACATGGTTGCTTACTGGGAGCCTAAGCCGGGGCAGCCAATCGATTTGAAGCAAGTACGTAGTTGGATCGTGGGCCTACGTAGACGTGGGGTGAACATCGGAATTGTCACCTTCGACCGTTGGAACTCTCTCGATACGCAGATGGAACTCAACAGACTTGGAGTCAATACTGAGACCTTGAGTGTCGCCTTGAAACATTACGACGATCTTGCTATGCTGGTCTATGAGCATCGTGTCAAGATGCCAGCCAACGACATCCTCTTCGATGAGCTTAGTCAACTACGTATTGTGTCGAACACACAGGTTGACCACCCTCGCAAGGGAAGCAAGGACTTGGCTGACGCCGTGGCTGGTGCAGTCTACAACTGCATTACCCGTAGTCCGAAGCAGGTTAACGACACAGTTGACATCGTGGACTATGATGATGTACGCTTGAAGCGAAAGATGGGGGTTGGGGGGAATGATAGTATTCAAACAAAACCTCCAATGCCTTCTGAAAT